ATAAAATTAAATAATTGAAGGAGGATAGATAATGGCGAATTACAAAATAAGTGTAGAAGAAGCAGTAGCATTGTCAGATGGGGAACTCAATAAAGATGATGTCTACTCTTTGATAAGAGCCGATGAGGTTCCTGGATGCATCTACAAAAAGAAAAATGAAGAGAATGAGAGAGGAGCATATCTCATTATAAAAGCTCACTGGTTAAACTTTTTATCTGGAAAAAGCTATAAAAAAGAAAAAACATCTGAACCAGGCGACCAAACCAAATCAGATGTTTAAGAAAAGTATTCAAGTAATTTAACTTTACTTGGATTATACACTAAAAAATTAGGAAATTCAAGAGGTGAAAAAAATGGGAATCAATATTAATCAATTTTATAAAAATATAAATTGCCCTCGTGAGTTTGTTTGTGCTCATTGTGGGGCAAGAGTGTATGTTACAGATATAAAAGATAAGAGAGTAAAATACTGCTCTGCTGCTTGTGAAAAACAGTACTGGAGAGAAAAAAGTAAAGCAGATGCTGCTTATAAGAAAAGAAGCAGAGAAAAAACACTTGGTATGAGAAATTATAGCAAAAAAGAAATGGCTATCAAACTTTACAGAGAGAAAAAAGAAGCTGAGGAAACTGAGAGCATAGGAGGGAAAAAATGAGTAATGGCTAAAAAGAAATCTAAGACACATGAAATGTATGATGAAGTTGCAAGTTTTATAAAAAGTCAGTGTAATGATAACTTTACTTTAAAAACTTCTTTAAATGAAATTGCAGATAAAGTTTTAGAAATAGAAAAAATGTATTTTAAAAAGAAAAAATACGATATTAGACATGAAAATATAATAGAGATCATTTGTTATGAACTAGTTTTTAAAGCTAATAGAATAAGATTAAGTTCTTTAAATTATTGGGACTTAGTAGAAATAATAAACAAATGGTTTTTTAGAGCAAAAATAGAATTAGTATCAATGATAGACTCTCCTCATACAGGATATATGGATAATATAAAAGAAGTTTATCTAAAAGCTACACCAGGATTAGAAGAATTTGACAATTTAGTAAAAACTTATTTTGAACTTATAAGACTAAAAAATTCTGGACTTGATGTTAATAAGTTTTTAGAAGATACTTATAATCAATTATGTTCATATCCAAATAATTTCTATTTTAAGTCACCATATTTCTGTAACTTATTGACAGAAATTATTGTTGAAGCAGGAGATAAAAAGGAGAAAAATGAAAAAAATAGAACTTGTTGATAATAAATTAAATGTTGAATTAAAACCAGGAGACATTATTTTACATAAATCAAAATTAGGCATAGCAAAATATAAATATATCTCTATAAAAAATAATGAATACCTTATAAAAAGAATAGATATTACTAGAAAAAATATATTGCATTTCACTGTTTCTAAATTTTGGTTTGTTAGAAAGGGAACAGAAACTTATTTAATAGGAGATGATGATATTGCATAAAATAGTTGAAATATATATGGAATGTGGAGATTTTTATGAATCTATTAAAAGAAGTGGCTTACCAATACTGACTGCTCATAAAATATTACTTAGAAGTGGAGTTTTAAAGATTCAAGACAAAATTAAATATAGCAGTGAAGCTGGTAAAAAAGGTGGAGAAGCTGAGGAATATTTTCAAAAGCTAGTTTCTGAAGCAATTGATGCCAATAAGTATTGGAGAAAAAATAATCCTGTATTTGATTTTAATTTTAAGGGATTAAATATAGATGTTAAATTTAGTTCAATCACTAAAAAAAGTGAAAATAATATAAGTTGGTCTATTAGAGCAAGAGGTGAACAAGATATAACTGTTGCCTTTTTAGAAAAGGATAAGAATACTAGATTAAATGAACCATTTATTTTATTTATTCCTAAACAATTTGTTACTCAAAAAAATACAATTAGTGTTGCTAAAAATGGAGATTATTTTAAGATGTTCCAGGTAAAAGAAAAAGATTTAATAAAACAATTAGAAGAATATGCTGAATTAAAGAAGAAAAAACTTATTTAAATAGGAGGAATAAATGAGTAATACTTTATTAGATTTAAATACAAAGCTATTTGAACAAATGGATAAATTGAGTAAAGAAGATATAACTCCAGAAGAATTAGAAAAAGAAATAGCCAGAAGCGAATCTATGATAAAGATAGCAAATGTAATTATAAGTAATGGAGATTTGGCTTTGAGAGCTGCTAAATTTAAAGATGATATGATGAATGCCGATAATAAACTACCTAAGATGTTAGAGGGTTAGCTTATGAAAAAATACACAGATGACATTATAAATTTTCTAAGGGAAATTGCTCCTGGAAAAACTTATAAAGAAATAGTTGAAATATTTAATAAAAAATATGATTTAGAGATGACAGTAAAAAAGTTAAGTAGTCTTCTTGGTAGAAAAAAAATAAAAACAGGAACTACTGGATGTTTTAGAAAAGGTTTTATTCCGTGGAATAAAGGAAAGAAAGGGTATATGGGAGCTAACAAGACATCTTTCAAAAAAGGTAATAAGCCAAAGAATTGGAGACCTGTTGGAAGTGAAAGAATTGATGATGAAGGTTATACACTGATAAAAGTTTCCAATGAAGGTGGTATGTTGAAGAGATGGGCTCTGAAACATAGAGTTGTATGGGAACAACATCACAAGAAGAAGATTCCAAAAGGCTCTGTGATTATATTTGCAGATGGAAATAAAAATAATTTAAATATTGAAAATCTAATTTGTGTAACTAGGAATGAATTAAAGGTATTGAATAAGTGTAGATTAATCAGTTCTGTTCCTGAGTTAACTAAAACAGGATTAAATGTTGTTAAGTTAAAAATTAAGTTGGCAGAAATAAGAAAGGAGAAAAAAGGTTGAATATAAAAGAATTAAAAGCAGAAGCTAAGAAATTAGGATTAGTTGGATATAGTCAATTAAATAAAGAAGATTTAGAGTACCTTATAGCTGTTTCTAAACAAGAGGTTATAGAAATGTCTAAGGAGGAGTTTAAAGCCTCTCTATCAAGCTGTGGCGAAGTATATGACTATGATAATGAAGAAGATTGGCATAAGTTAAGAGAAAAAAGAATTGGTGGTTCTGATATAGGAGCAATATTAGGAGTGAATCCATACAAAAGTATTATAGATGTTTATATAGATAAAACAGAAGGTAGCAATTTCAAAGGTAACGAACTAACACATTGGGGGCATATGTTAGAGGGAACTATTTTAAAAGAGTTCTCCAATAAGCATAAAGAACTAATTGTATATGAAGTTCCTTACTCAGTTGTAAATGATTTTTTAATTGCTAATTTAGATGGAGCATTAAAAGATAAAGAAACTGGAGATTATGGAGTATTAGAAATAAAAACTACATCTCTTTGGAATAAAAAAGACTGGGAAGATGATGTAATACCTCAGTATTATTATGCACAAGTACAGCATTATCTAATGTTAACAGGTTATAAATTTGCATACATAGCTGTATTAATTGGAGGACAGCAATATAAGGAATTTAAAGTAGAAAGAAACGAAGAAGACATAGAACTTATTAGAAATAAGGCTAGTGAGTTCTATAATGAAAATATTTTAAAATTAATACCTCCAATGCCAGATGGAAGTGATGCTTATATGGAACATTTAAAGAAAAAGGCAATGGAGATAGAGGATAATACAGTTATAGAATTTATAGATTTAGAAGATAAGGCAGTAAAGATTAAAGAATTAAGTAAAGAAATTAATTCTTTAAAGAAGGAACAGGATCTATTAAAAGAAGAGATAATGTTGGAACTTATAAATAATGGTACTCAAAAAGGGGTTGCTGGGAAATATAAATTTAATATTCAAAACAGAAAAAGTCCTGATTTTGAGGCTATGGCAAAAGAAAATTTAGAAATTATGGAAAAATATCAAGAATTAGCAAGTAGATATCAAAAAGTGAGTAAATTTTTAGTAGTAAGATAAAAAAAAAGGAGAGTAGATAGAATGAGTACAACAGCAAAAAACAGTTTAACAACAAACAATGGAGCAACAGTAACAAAAAAAGAAAATAAACCAAAAACAATATTTGATGTAATACAAGCAGGGGCAAAACAATTTGCAACAGCACTACCAAAACATATTAATAGCGATAGATTTGTAAGAATAGCAATAACAACTATAAGACAAAATCCAAAGTTGGCACAATGTAACAAAGAAAGCTTATTAGGTGCATTAATGGTATCCGCACAGTTAGGACTTGAACCAGGAGTATTAGGGCAATGCTATTTAATTCCTTATGGAAGAGAATGCCAATTCCAAATAGGATACAAAGGAATGATAGAACTGTTAAGAAGAAGTGGACAGTTAAAAGATATTTATGCATACTCTGTTTATGAAAACGATGAATTTGAAATGACTTATGGTTTGGATAGAGATTTAAAACATAAACCAAATTTACAAGATAGAGGAAACTTTATAGGCTGTTATTGTGTAGCAGTTTTAAAAGATGATGCAAGAGCTTTTGAATATATGACAAAAGAGGAAATAGAAGCACATGGAAAGAAGTTTTCTAAAACTTATGGTAATGGACCTTGGAAAACAGATTTTGAAGCTATGGCACATAAAACAGTTGTTAAGAAAATGCTTAAATGGTTACCAGTATCAGTTGAATTTCTTGAAATGGCTGCAAAAGATGAAAAATCATTTAAAGTTGCTGATGAAAAAACTTGTGAGACAGAAGAAATTATAGTATTAGACGATGGAATGGTTGTCAATGGAGAAACAGGAGAAGTTATAGAAGAGCCAAAAGAAATTGAAAAAGGTGCTTTTGATGACACTATGGTTCAAGGACTTTTTAAAGATAATAAATAGGAGGCAACTATGAATGAAATGATAGTTAAAAATAAAGATAAAATAACAAGTTTAGAAATAGTATCAGAAATAAATAAATTTAGAAAAGAAGAAGGAAATAAAAGTGAATTAAGACATGATAATTTATTACAAATTATAAGAGATGAATTTTCTGAGGAAATCTCACTCCTAAAAATTCAGGAGTCAACTTATAAAAATGATAGAGGTAGAGAATACCCAATGTTTATTTTAAGTCTTAACCAAGCTAAGCAAATATTAATGAGAGAAAGTAAATTTGTTAGAAAAGCAATGATTAACTATATAGAAACCTTAGAAGAAAAATTAAAAAATCCATTTGCTAACTTATCTATGCAGCAAATGATGATAGTAACTTTGCAGGAACAAGAAAAGATTGTTGATAGAGTAGAAGTCTTAGAAAACAAAGTTGACAATGAAATAAGAGTTGATAATGGAGAACAAAGAAAAATACAAAGAGCAGTTGCAACAAGAGTATATCAAAGATTAGATATTGTTCCAGAATTAATAGAAGATAAAAAATATGTGTTCCAAGCTATATATAGAGATTTAAAAGATAGATTTGGAGTAGCAAGTTATAGAGATATAAAAAGAAAAGATTTAAGAGATTGTTTAGAATATGTCTCTACATGGATAGAACCAGCAGACCTAAGAAGCAAATAGGAATATGCAAAAGGAGGTAGAGGAGCTTGGAAGAAAAAGAACCTTATTTCCAAGTTCCTAAAAGCCTTTTTAGGAACTGGAGAGCAGGAGAAATAAATAGTACAACATTTGCTGTATATATGTTAATGCTAGATAGATATAAGATTTCTTATTTAAAAGAAAATAGAAACAAATTTACAGATGAGAGTGGAGAAATATTTTTTTATTATTCTTACAACTCTCTTGCTGAGGATTTAAATATAACAAGAAGAAATGAAATAGCCAAGGCTATACAAGAATTAGAGAAAATTGGGTTAATAAAAAGCAAAAAAGTTTATGGAAAAGCTACTATGTATTACATAACCAGTAACCTAAACGATACTAGTACCAGTAACCTAAACGATACTCTAATAAGAATAAATAATAATAAGAATAATATAAATAAGAATAATATAAATAACTCAACGGAGTGCAGCAGTAGTTTTAGAAATGAAATTAGATTATTGATTGGAATGAGAAAAATAACAGTTGATAGAATTTTAAAATATTGCAATAACATTGAAAGAATAAAAGAAGTTATTAGTTATGCTAATAAAACTAATAAGGGAGATGGATATATAATATCTGCACTTAAAGAAAATTATAACTTAAAAGAACTCAACAGCAATGAAAATACGGCTGACCCCTGCAATGCAGGAAAAAAGGATTACAGTATGAGCATAACAGAAGCTCTAAAATTAAGTAGAAACAAAGAAAAATCTACTTCTAATAAACTCAACAGGAAAAAAGAATCGCCTGACCAGAATAGAGAAAAGGATTACAACTTAACAATAGATGATGTACTCAACGGAGGTGGGAAGAAGTGATTCATAAAATTGATGAACTTGCAAAGAATTTTAAAGAACCAACTGCCGAACAACTTAACGACTATAAGACTTGGAAATGTGGAGAATGTGGAGAAATAATACTTGAAACATTAGAAAATGGGAAAACTATAAGTCATATTTGTAGTTGTAAGAAGCAAAAACAAATACTTTACAGGATTGAGAAGTTTAAAAAACTTTCAATTACTGACAGAAATGCAGGTAATGACACTTTTAATAATGCTGTTTTAACTTGCGATTCAGAAAAAACTCTGTATAGCAAAATTAAAAAATATGTGCAAGGCTATGATAAAGTCCTAAAAATTAATGATGGATTATTATTTTTAGGAAAACCAGGGACTGGCAAAACATTCCTTGCGAACTGTATTTGCAATTATTTAACTAAACATAATTACACTGTTTTAAGTTTTAATCTTGGGAGCTATCTAAGAACTTTGAAAGATGATTTTTCTCAAGAAACTACATTTTTAAAAGCAGTTGAAGATGTAGATATGTTGTTTTTAGATGACTTAGGAAGCGAAAAAGTATCAGATGAATGGGGAAAAGAAAAGATATTTGCTGTTATTGATACTAGATACAGAGCTGGTAAGCCAATTTTAATAACAACAAATTTAGATATAGTAGAGCTTAAAGATTTTTTGGGTTTTAGAAAGTCCGATAAAATCTTAGATAGAATTAATCAAATGACAAAACAATTTAAATTTGACTGGGATTCTAAAAGAAAACCAAATAAAAAAAGTTTCTGGGAAGAGTAAAAAATAAAATAATTGTTTAGAGACAGTTTTTAAGAGCTTTTAAATCAAAAACAATAAATTTATCTAATGGTATATTAAAAATTATTTTTTAGGCTATATGGTAAGGTCAGAATTGATTTTAAAACTTCTTTATAACCTCAAAAGTGAATTATAAAAAATTAAGGAGAAAAAAATATGATTTTTATAAGTGGGAACACTCCTAGCTCAAAAAATAGCAAAAGAATAATAACAATTACCAATAAAAAAACTGGGAAGAAAACAACAAGGTTGATAAATTCAGAAGTTACAGAAAAATATATTAAAAACTCAAAAGCAGATTGGATGATAAATAAGAATAAATTTTTATCAACGGTCAAAAACAAATCAAAACCTTATAAAATTGAGTTATTTTTTATCAGAGATTCAAGAAGAAAATTTGATTATATCAATGCTGCACAAATAATTTTTGACCTAATGCAGCATTATGGTTATATAGAAGATGATGATAGTCAAAATATAATACCAGTTTTCAAAGGGTTTGAAGTTGATAAATTTAGAGCAGGAGTAGAAATAAGAGTTTTATAAAAAAAGAGCAAAACATAGATTTTATGACTATTTCCAAAATTGAAACAGTCGTAAAAACTAAAGTTGAACGAGTTATTGACCTCAACAAAATGGATAGACATATAATAAATTCAACAGTCTAACATCTTCCCGACGTCGTGAAGATGTTCAAATGTGAGGAGGATAGATGAAATATATAAAATTTGAATTTGGAGACGGAACTTATGAATTAATTAAATTAAAAAGCATTGAAGGAATACAAATAAGAGAAAACACAATCACAATATTAGTGACAAGTGGTAAAGACTTCTATTATACAAAAGGCTCTGAAATGCGAAATCATATAAAAAATTTTGAAGAAGTCAAAGAATTTCTATTAAAATTGTGTGATGATTGATATGAATGCCAAAAATAAAAAAGAAATGGAGATATTTTATAAAAAAGCTTTAAAGAAAATATTAAACTTTAAGGCTAGTGAATTGAGTACAGTTGAATTTGAACAGGTAAAAAGAAATGCAGAGAAATTAGAAGTTTATAGATT